TGTATAGTCACCAGCATGTTGAGAGCCTGCAATAGTCCTTGCACAGATTTGAGAGGACTCTACCCATGATTCTGGGGCCTTTTCCATCAAATCTTCGATCGTATACTTAGACATAACTCGGCTTGATGCCTTCAGTAGATCAGCCATTCCAAAATCAGTATTTGGGTTTTTAAGTGCGGCGGCAATATGGTATGCTTGTAAAGATTCATTTTCGTCAGTATTGAGGTCTTTAGATGCGTCAGGTTTCATTACAAGATTGATACCATAATATGGTGAAGTCTCATCAAACCCTATAGCACCAGCACTAGACCAGTTAAGGGCTTTAACAGAATCATCTTTATACGAACCTGGGATTTCCTTTAATACTTTCTTATAAGCAGCATCTCGATCCGCTACGTATATATTGATACGTGTTTGGGTGGGCATTTTTGTCTTGCCAAATCCAAGCGAATCGAGAACGCGTTTAATATTAAGCATACCGGCATTATTACCGACAGCCTCTTCCATGTAGTCTTTAAACGATATCATGAATTCAAATTCCCATATAAGTTAAATATATATTTATATGTATTTATACATACTAGGTTTTACGCACCATCTCCAAGTATTGTGTATTATCCTTCGTGGTAATGCGCTTATCTACACTAAAGTTCAAGAATATATATTCCAAATCAATCGAACGATCAGTTTCTTCTTCTGTATCAAAAATAGTCAGATAAAACTTATCAATCGAATCAATGGCAGTATATATCAAACTGGAACCACCGATGAAGTATGCGTCATCCATACCCGAAATAATCTTGACTCGATGTAAATTGGAGTCGAGGTAATCAATGATAGATGCTGTGGTCCATTTCTCATCATATGTATCTTTATTCAAATTATTTCGATCCGATACTACGACATTGAACCGTCCAGGTAAAGGACCGTTAAATGATTCCCAAGTCCCAGAACCCATCACCACAACGCTACCGGTAGTTAACTCTCTAAATCGAGCCATATCACGCGCATGATCATCGGTATAAATTTTCCAGGGTAGGCGTCCTTCAAATCCATATCCACCCAACTTATTCACTGCCATTATTCCATAATTCATAATACTCTCCTAAAAATTAAAACTACCAAAGTCAGATGCTGGTGCCTTTCCTGGAACGAATACATCGATATTATCAGATGCCTTGCCGCGAGGTTCAGATGATAAACCTGCCGTTGGCTGATCACAATCAAAGAACTTCATCTTCGCTCGATCTACACCTAAATTGAACTTTGGCATATCACCTGGATCTGAGTATCTATTTTTAAGCTGTTTTACAACAACTTGATTCATTCTCTTTAACTCGTCTGTCGCAATCAAAGCGAACATCAGATCGGCTGTTGCTGGTAGACCAAAAGATTCGGATACATTGGTCAAGTCAACATCACTATTACCATATCCTTCGCGGTTGGTTTGAGTCGCAGTAATTACCGGAACATCAAATTCAATCGCCAATCCACGCAATTCTTCCGCAATAGATTTAACCAATGTATATGAATTGACGTTACCATTATTCTTCATTCGAGCACTTGCACATATATTTAGATAGTCTACAAAAATGACATCTGGCTTCATATTCTGCTTATGCTTCAACTCATTTAATAAGTGTCTGAAGTGACCTACATGACATGAGCCTGTAGGATATTCTTTAATTACCAATCGGCCTTGAGTTTTGGCCTTGATCTTATCTACCTTACTTATAAACATATCACGTGACATATTTTCAATATCATTCAATGGAACATTAAATAAATTCGCATCGATACGTTCTGCAATCTTTATCTCAGCCATTTCCGCTGTAATGTAAAGTACGTCATGGCCCATTTTCAGAGCCGATGCTGCAGAATGACACATAAACATACTTTTGCCAACACCAGTATTATGTGATGAAACTTCTTCTGTATAATAGCGATGATTTTCATGTTCAACATTTATATCTACGATAGGAATCCTTTGGCCTGTCATAGTAACCACGCCTTTCTTATACTCACCATTTTTACAAAGAAAATTCACCTCCTTATCAACGATCTGAGATGCCGCCGCCCAACCTACAGTTGTTTCAAATAGATGATCTCCATTACATCGGATACGCCTCATTGAATAATCATTCATTGTTAATACATATTCATCGTACATGCCTTTGTCAACAAAGAAATTGACAGGAACCATTCCGTCCGGGGAATCTACCTCAATCTCCCAACCATCTTTAAGCAATCGGTCTACATCACCAATAGGAATCGTCTTTTCAATCCATAAGCTTTCAAGTTGCATTCTAGAAATCCTCATTCTTATATATAATAGTATAAATACATTATACTAGCGGGTACAGGGAACTTTTTATGTCTGATAATACTATTATAACACAGTATCACGAATTAGTCAACAACAATATACAGTACAAAGAAGACTGGACATATGGATCCGGGCTTCATCGTCATCACATAATTCCAAGGCATTCTGGAGGATTAGATGAAGAGAACAATTACACATATTTATGCGTAGATGATCATATATTGGCCCATGAACTTCTTTATAAAATATACGACAACCCCAACGATCTCAGAGCAATGTATATGCTCGGGGCTAAGCTTAGTACTGAATATAGAATAATCATCGGCAATTTTTGCAGAGATAATGATATTGGGTTTCATAATCAAAAATGGGATACCTCTAGGCCTGAGTGGCGTAAAAAAGGTATTGAAACCCAAAAGACATTATATGAAGCTAATGGCGATAAAAATTTCTATTACTGGTCCACCACTGAAGGCAGAAAAGAAAGAGCCAGTTTAGGTGGTTCAATCAGTAGTAAAACTAACACCAAGTTCCTTGAGCAACAAGGAACATTTAAAGATAAAGATAAGGCAATCGCAGCAGCAAAGCTATCCGCAAAATTCCCGGTTACAGATGGTACTAATATGAAAAAGTTCCAATCTGAAGAAGATAGACAAGAATTCTTATCCTTTAATTCAGATTGGAAAAGCGGCGGCAAACCTCAGATCAGGAAAGTCCAGTATACCAACGGTACCGATATATTTGTATCAAGGAAGGCCGCTGCCGATTTTCATAAAGTTACGCCTGATACTATAACAAATTGGATTAAGTCACCCAAGAAACCCGAATGGAAAACTGTGGAGTCCTAGGACTCCGCCTTCTTTCTCATTCTAACTCGAATCTGAGTTTCTGGATGAACGCATCCTGCGAGGATTACTGTTAACGTTTTCCGGACATAACCGCCTTTGGTTATTCTATTGATCATTTCGAGATCGCTAGGAATTTTCGCTACTTCAAGATTGTAGTATTCATGACGCTCTACAGCATCTAAAATATAATCGTGACCTACAGATGAATCAAAACATACGGATAATGCATTGCGAAGAAAATCAGGAATCATTTCTTTTGTGGTATCTGCTTCCTTGCCATCCAGAACTCGAATAGATTTCATCACAGCATTTTCTACAGCACGACTCTGACACCATTCTTCCGCATTCTTAACAAGCCAATCGTTATCCACTGCAAAGTTTTCAGGCACAGAAATAGACTTGATAACCTCAAAGGATTCCTGCGCTCTTGTATCAGACATGTCAGCATTTAACAGATCAATCTCAAGAATCTTGGCCGAAGGCAACCGATTATATTCTTCAAAATAATTATCGATAAGATCAAATACTCGACCTTCTGCTTCAGTAAAATACTCTGTTTCGATATAAGGCAATGCTGTTCGACAAAAGTCATTGTTGTGAATCAAGTTGGATAGAATTACATGCTGGATATCACTCATCTTCACTTGCTCCATAATGTCCACGATTCATAGCATCTTCAATAACATGCGTCAACACATCACCAATATAATTCTTAAATAACGGATCTACATTCAATTGTTCTTCGGGTATTTCAGAAGAAATAATCTTATAAACAAAGCCAAGTGTTGCTTCGGATCCATCAGCTGATTCACGTAATTGGACTTTATCATATACGTAGAATGTATCCTTGTATGGTCCTGTAAGTAACCTGATAATCCATTCATCATGTTTTGAGTTTTCGGTATAGGTATAATCATCAAACGTTATCATGTATTCTCCTTGAAATCATAAGGGCCTTTCGACCCCTTTTATATTTTATAATATATTATACCATGAAACTATGATAAATGCTACACCTTTTCTTCAGTCTCTTCGATATTATCTTCGTCCTGACTCATCATTGTCTGATAACCTAAGGTATACTTCTTTTTCAAGAACTCACGGAAATCAGTCTTCTCAAAAACAGGCTCCCAAAACTCTTTATTCATCGTAGCCTTAGCACGAAGTTTTGGACCGATCATTTCACCGGTTTCAGGATCAATATGTTGATAAAATCCCATATTAGGTTTGCCTACAAATCCGCCTTCAGTAGCCAATTCTAACAATCCTGACCATCGCATAATACCGCCATCATATGACACAGCAATTGGGATCTTTGACTTCTCTTTAACAAATCGAGATTTCTCGATATTGATAATGAACTCATATCCAATAATTTCCTTGCCTTCTTTTTCTTGACGGCGGCCAATGATCCAGACATTATCGCTCGAATACATGATCCCAGTTCCGCCAGAAACTACCTGCTTCGAGAACATTTCCTGGGTCTGATATGTATGGTTGATTGCCAGCATCGGGATATCACGCATAGTTAAGTATGGTGTTGCCATACGAAATACACTCTTCAATTGCTTGGCACGTGTCATGTCCGCTACAGATTTACCATCCAATGCATCATCCATTTCCTTCTTAGAAGCAAGGTTACCGATAGAATCAATAACAATAATGACCTTATCATCACGCTTGATTTCTTCTAATTGCGTCATTAGATCAAACTTCAATTCTTCGATATTAGGAATTGGTGAGTGTAATACTCGAGTAACATCGATACCAAAGGATTCGAAGTAAGCTTGTGGCGAACCAAATTCTGAATCATAAAACAACATCATAGCATCAGGATTCTGCTTTAAATAAGCAGCTGCCATCAGCAGGGCAAACGAGGTTTTGAAGTGTTTTGAAGGGCCAGCCAATACAGTAAGGCCAGAAGTCAAGCCGCCAGCGGGATCACCCGATAAGGCTACATTGATCATTGGTACAGAGGTAGGACATTCGGATTTTGACGAATACATGATAGACTTATCAAGACTCGTTGTTTCTTTAATTTTGCTAGATTTCTTCAATCTATCCATTATATTTGACATCATATTTCCTCTTATTACAAAAAAGAACCCCTTCGTACGCCCAATCAATATAGCCATGAACTATACCAATCTTAATTGAGAGGCGAAGAGGAAGGGGCCGTTATTAAAAATTGGAGCGGATAGAGAGAATCGAACTCTACTCAGTACAGCTTGGAAGGCTGACGCTTTACCTCAAAGTTATCCGCTTAATATCTCACTTGCTCATTTACCAGTTTGTAAATATTGGAAGCAGGGGACGGATTCGAACCGCCAACCGAACAGGTTATGAGCCTGACCATCTACCATTGATAGTACCCTGCAATAAATCGTAATATTAACTCTTCTTCTCAATTCAATATAATAATTATAACACACTTTTGAGGTAATGTCAACCTTTTATTTAGCCATTGCAGCTTCTTTTCTTGCTCTGCGGCGATCAGAAAGTGCTTTGTATGATGCTTCGATCATACGTTTGTGAGCGACAATTCGTTCTTTCGCGTGAATACCAGCTTCGGTATCTAGTGAATTTTCAATCGCATTTCTGATTGAATAACCAGTCTTTCCAAAGATAAAACTCTTCTTTAGTTTTTCGATAGTCTCAGGCGAAACGATTTTGGTATCTTGTTCAGCAAAAGACACACCAGCATAATATAATGCGTTGATTGTACGGCCCATTCCTGCTTCTTCTGCTACTTCATTTTTAGGAGTAATGAAAAGTACACGATTCTTAGAAACACGAATTACGCAACCTACCCAAGTATGAGGATTGTAACCATCATACGAGTTGATTGTAGTGATACTACGACCAACTGACTGACCATTCCAGTTAAACCATACTGGAATTTTTGAGACATCAGTTGTGTGATAGTATCTAAAGCGTTTTGAGTTTTCCATGATATATTTTCCTGTGTATGTTCCGATTCAATATAATAATTATAACACACTTTCGGGTACATGGCCACAGGTTTCTTCAATTATTTTCAATTAATTCTCAGCTACTTCGGTATCATACGAAGCCCTGAGATTGAGTTACAGACTGTCTGGTTTAAACTTTTGTTTGTGTAGTCGGAGTTTAAACGATCCGTTTTGACAGACACTTTTGTTAGGGAGTGCATACCCGATCGGTCTAGGACCGCCTGCTGAGCTCGCGTAGCAGGAGACGCGGATTCTTATTAATCTTTGTTGTTATCTTTCCAACCAGATCGGCGATCTAGTTCAGCATCTTCTCTTGCCTTGCGTAGTCCATCATCCATGTAATCCTTGACAAACGTTATTACTGCAAAGTAAAATACTAATAACTACACCTATTAACATTTTACATTCCTCTT